GAAAAAGAAGTATTATGTAAAAATAAAAATAAAATATGTAATAAAAAGACTGGTAAATGTAATAAAATTCCAAATATTAAAGTAATAAATAAAAAATCATTAACAACTTTAGAAAAAATATCTAAATTAAAAAAAATTTGGAAAAAGGTTAAATTAAAAAGTAATAATAATCCTAAAAAAAAAGCAATTAATATTATTATTAAACATTTATTACCATTTATTACAAAAACATTTACTCTTAAAAATAGAATAAAATATGCAAATGAAATTCATAAAGGAATGTTTAAAGAGTTTAATTTAAAAGAATTAAAATCTGTAAATATTAAACCAGATAACTTTAAAATAAATACTAAAGATAATTATTATTTAAATAATATTCATTTATTTAAAAAAATAGGTTCTGAAAGTGCTTATGGTACAATTTATAATGTAAAATATAAATATAATAAATATTTTTATAATATTTGTGGAAAAATAATGTGTGATACACCAAATAATAGAAATGAAATTAAATTAATTATCGAAACTACTCGTAAAACTATGAATAATGAAACACCACATTTTCCTATTATGTATTTTAATAGTTTTATAAAAAAAAATATAAATTTAAAAAATAATACTATAATGTTACCAAAGTCAATTGCTAATTGTAATAATTTTATTGTTAATTTTAATGAAATTTTTTCAGGTGATTTACAAACATTTATGAAAGAATGTAAACATAATAATAATAAAAATATAATAATAAATACATTAGAACAAATATTTATAAGCATATTAACTTTTCATATTAAAATGAAAAAATCACACAATGATTGTCATTGGGGAAACTTTTTATATCATAAAATAAAACCAGGTGGATATATACATTATAATATATATAATAAAGATATTTATTTAGAAAATAAGGGTTATCTGTGGATAATTTGGGATTTTGGTTTAACAACAGAGTTAAATAATTACAATAGATATAAAGATTATAATATAATTTTAAATGCATTTATTAGTAATCGTGATAATGGTTGGAATGATAATTTAAAAAATAGAATAAATAGAGTACATCATATAAAAAACGATATTAGAACTATTAGAACTATTATAAATGGTAATAATGAAAATAAATTATTTGATATTTTATTTTCATATCATACTGAAAAATATATAAAACCACATGATAGTGAAATAATTAATTTAAATAATCCATATATATTAAATTAATATATATAATTTTATAAAAATAATTATACATAATTTAAACCATTAATATTATCAGCGTTTAGATCTTCAATACTAAAATCGTCAAAACCTATTAATGCATTTGGTAAAGTTAATCCTTTATTTTTATATTTAAGATATATATTTTTTTTTATTCTTGTTGGAAAATTATAATCACAAGTTTCATTAAGTGTTTCATATTCTTTAATAAATACTGTTAATTTTTCACTTGTTATATCATTAACATCATTCGCTATTGCTTCTTCTATTCTGTTATTTAATTTAGTCATTTTTGTTCCTAAATTTTTAAATGCACTAACTTTGTCATTAATTTTAAAATTATTAACTAACGCTAATGTTAAACCCGTTATACTATTTATTACTATATTAGGTATTTTCATTTGTTCACCTGTTAAAGATGCACTATTCAATATTGCCAATGTTGTACTTGATAATATTAAAGGTATATTTACAAATGATTGTAATGTAGAAAAAAATTCGTACGATCTTTTTCCCAATATACCCATTATAAGACTTTTATCCTTGTATTTTTTTAGTAACTTTTTTTGTTCTTTTGTTAAATTATCATTATTACTTACTAAAGGAATATGTTCAAACGATGTCTCTTCATTATTTGATATTATTAATTCCGATGTTATATTATTTGCCATTTATATTCTTTCTACTTTATTAATTATATTTAATTATATTTAATTATTTTTTAATTATTTTTTAATTTACACATTTATGATATAAATAATATTAGAATTGAAAATATTAATCCAGATATACATATACCAAAAATTAATGGTTCTCCATTTTCATTAATAATATCATTTGTATCTCTTCTAAATATTTTAATTATAATATCTAAAATTTTATATGTATTTTTATTTGATAATAAAACAAATAATATAAAACAATAAATAGCTATTTTAAATTTATATATATAAGTTATATTATTGTTATTATCTTCTTTTATTTCTTTTCTTGATTCTTTTTCTAATTTTTTATAATTATAATACATTTTATCATTATTCATTCTTAATATATATATTTATTATTTATCTATTTCTATTAATATAATCTATTAAATAATACATTGTTGTTGTTTCTATATTATCATTATCATTATCATTATCATAATTATTTAATGTAATATCCATATCATTATCATTATCATTATCATAATAATTATTATATCTTATATTTGTGTATATTACATTAGAATTACTCATATAATTATTTAATAAAATTGTTAGAAAATTATTATTAACCACATTTAAATATGTATGTGTTGTATTATCTAACCATTCAGGTATATTTTCTTCAAATTTTTTGGATACTTTTCCTAATGACTTTACATAATTACAACATAATATAAAATGATTATTTCCATCTTTAAATAAATTAATTGTTTCTTTTGCAAATTCATAATGAAAATTATTTTCAGTTAATACATCTAATATTGTATCAAAATATACAATATCTATATCTTCTCGTGAAGATAATTCATTATAATATAATATTATATTAAAAATATCTATATATTTTAATTCAATAAACCATAGTATATTATTATAAAATCCAATTTTTTCCATATAATAAACCACATCTGTATATGCCTGATTAATATTCTCCCAAATATATTCGTTATTTTTAATTAATTCAATATTTTTTTCACTAATTTGTTTATATAATTTATCTATTATATTTTTTTTGATTATATTATTTGTATATGGATTTTTATTATTGTTTCTTAAATAATATTCAAATTCTTTAATATTAAAACAATATAATTTTTTGTCTCTAAAATAAAATCTAAAATTTTTAGGTATTTCATGAATTAAATCTAATGTAAAAGGATCTTTGTCATGTGTTACATTATCAATTGTATAATTATTAAATATATTATTTCTTATTTTTATTTGAAAATTCTTTAATTTATTTAAATCTATATATTTTTGAATATTTATTGTATTTTGTAATATAGAATATATATTTATAATTAAATCGGATTTTGATTTCTTTTTAACTATTATGTTATTATTAATTGATATATCAATTAAATCATTTATTGCATATAAATAATCTATTATTTTAATAAAAAGTTTTTTATTATTATCATGTTTTCTATTTATATAATCAAATACTTTATTTATATTTTGAATATTTATTAATTCAATATCATTATCATTCTCATAAAATATAGCATCTAATAATTCAAATAATTCTATTTTATTATATTTTGCATGTTTATAACATATCTTTTTTCCAAATATTGCGTTACAATTGCATTTTTTTCTTTTATATTTTGTTATATAAATGCAACAATTATTAGAAGTTTCCATTATAATTTTATAATATTTTATTTTTATATATCTACTTTTATTAATATACCGGCATTTATATAACTATCATAATCATAAAATTTATTATTTAATTCAACATATTTTTTATCATTTATTATAAAGACTTTTCCTTTATTTTTTCTAAGTTTTTTATATTTCATATTTCTCAATATTTTATAATCCTCATCTATATTTTTGGTATATGATAATTTTTTATTTTCTAAATTTATAGGCCAATTATAACATTTGTATCCCGATTCTAATGGTTTATTTTGCTGCGAGTTAATTATACAATCAAATGATACAGCTTTTAACATTTGTAAAAATTGATTTATTAAATTTTCCTTTGATTTTGCTATCTGTAATATATGTTGGTCTGTTGTTATTCCTTTATCTAAATTTTTAATTGTAAAATTTTTCTTTAATTGTTCTTTTGTTAATTTCATAATATAACCTATTACTTGAACATTTCTTTCTTCTTTTGGTAATAATTCATGTGAACAAGTTCTAACTGCTCTACCTACAACTTGATTTATTCTAACTGAATTCCAAAAATATTCCATTATTAATACACTTCTAACATTTTTTAATGATATACCTTCTGCACCAGATTGCGTTATCATCATAATTCGTATCATTTTTCCATATAATTGAAATTTGTCATTATTTTTAATTCTATCCGGTAATTCATTAAATAATTCTTCATTAACTAAACTATAATCCCCATTAAATAAATGCATTAATTGATTAGTTTTTTCTCTATCATTACTAAATAGTATATATCTTTTATTATCATATTCTTCACTAAATATCGAAATATCTTCAAATCTATAACCATTATCCGTTTTAATTATTTTAACTTCTTTATAATTATTTTGATATAATACTTTAGTAAAAATACCTAAACCTTCTACTGTTCTAAATTGCGAATATATTAATACAGAACCAGGAGATGATTCAATATCGGTTAACATTTTAAAATATTTTGGACTAAATTTTGTTTTAAGATTTTCGTTTGTTAAATAATTACCATTTACTAATTCATCAATTCCATCATTAATCATTTTTTCATATTCCATTTGAACTTTAGTTTTGTTATCAACTTCTTTTTCTTCAATTTCATCTTCTTCTTTTACATCTAATTCTTTTTTTAATATTTTTTTTATATCTTGTGGAAACAATCTTTTAATTTCACTTGGAAATGCAAAATTACATACCATACGACTGAATGCTCTATAAACTGAATTTTTATCTTTCATTACATCCATTACATTTTTTTTAAACTTATTATATTTATTTGCTTCATCCATTGCTCTTTCTTTTGCTCTAACTTCATCATATATTCCCAATTGATGTTCTGTCATATTTAAATAATTAATTTTAATTGGTAATAATTCAGGAAACAATTCTGTTCCGGATGTTCTATAATAACTTATTGTTCCCATAATTCTTCTTTGAAATAAATCTTCATTTTTTATTTTAGGATTTTCCTCATCTTTTTTATCTATAAATATTTTTTCAAAATCTTCTTTTGTATTTGGTAAAGCATAATAATTTTTTTCACTATATTTTTTACTAACATTAAGGTCTTTTATTTTATTTAATTCATTTTCAATATTTTCTAAAACTTTACTTTTTATAAAACTCCATTTTTCATTTTTTACTTTATATGAATTATTTTCTCTAACATATCCTTCTGGTAATAAAGCAATTGATATTGTTCTATCTTGATAATATAAATAATCTATATAATTACTCATAGTACTTTCTTTTAATTTTTTCTTTATTTGTTCAATATCACCTTCTTTTGATGTACTTAATAATTTATAATTATACATTGTCATTGGTCCTCTAACTAAATTTAATAATGTGGCAATTTCATAAGGATTATTTATAATTGGTGTACCAGACAATAATACTAATTTACAATTTTCAGAACTCATTAAATTATTATAGATACTTCTTGCAAGTTTTGAACCATTTACTATACGACTTATTAAATTATGTATTTCATCTACAATTACAAATGAATTATTGAATGTTTTTTTATTTAAATCTGTTACTAATTTTTGGGTTAATCCATTATAACTTATAAAAGTATATTTATTTTTTATGATGTGCATTATTGTTTCTTGTACTCTTTGTTTATCATCTTTACTTATACTTTTATAACTTATATTTTTTTTTATAATTTCTATGTCTTTCTCATCTATATCATCTTGGTATAATGGTATCCAAATTATATTATCTTTTTTAATAAATTTATCCGTTATTCCATATTTTTTTAGTTTATCTATTAAATCTTTTGATTTCCCCATTCCTTTAATTTTTAATTGACTCCACGATTTTTTCATATTTAAACCGACTGTTGATATTTTTAATAGTTCATTTTCATAATTTTTTGCTAATGATGCTGGTGTTAAAACATATATATTTCTTTTTTCAATAAATCCTTCTGCAGCTGCTATTGAAGCCGCTGATTTACCAGAACCTAATTCATGATAAGCTAAAATACCTCTATATGGACTATCAAATTGTAAAAAGTCTTTTAGTATTCTTTGATGTGGAAATAATTCTATAGTTTTTATGTCTATATCACATTCTCCATCTGTACATTTACACTTATCTTTTTTTATTTTACTAGGATATTTACTACGATTAAAAGTTTTATAAATATCATTTGTAAATCCAACTCTATTTTCGGTTGTCCATTTATTTGGTTTAACTTCTATATCCATTCTATTATTTTATAATAATATAAATAAAAAAAATGAAAATTTATTATATATAAATATATAATATAAATATTTAAATTATGAGTGAATTTGTGAAAGAGTATCATAAATTAAAAGAGAATAAAGACACTATTCAGTTTATTAAAAAAGCTATTCAAAATTCAAATAATAGCGATGGGGGTCCATTTGGTGCTGTAATAACTAAAAATAATAAAATTATTGCTAATGGTACTAATAAAGTAACTATTGATAATGACCCCACAGCACATGCCGAAATTGTTGCAATTAGAAATGCTTGCAAAGAATTAAACGATTTTAATTTAAGTGAATGTATTTTATATACTAGTTGTGAACCTTGTCCTATGTGTTTATCTGCAATTTATTGGTCAAGAATTCCAGTTGTATATTATGCAAATACAAGACAAGATGCCGCTTCAATTGATTTTGATGATCAAAAAATATATGATGAAATATCTAAAAAAATTGAAGATAGAGAAGTTAAAATGATTCATGTTGAAAATACTAATGCGTACGATACCTTCCAAAATTGGAAGAATAATCTAAATAAAAAACATTATTAACTTACATAAAAAAATGATTTTAATATATAATATTAACATATATTATTATATACACTATTAATGTCTAAAATTACAATTGATAATTCTAGTTTTAATATAATTAAAAAATATTATGATGAAATATTAAATATTGATAAAAGCACATATAAATCAACTAATGATGAACCGACCCCTATTGATTGTATTACTGAAATGATAACTAAAATTCCTAATGAATTATGGGAAAAGAAAGATTTATCTATATTAGACCCGTGTTGTGGTAATGGAAATTTTAGTATTCCTATTATATTCGAATTGTTAAAATATCACGATAAAAAAACTATATTAGAAAAAATATTAGAATTTAATGATATTAATGAAAGTAGATTAGAAAATGTACGCTCTGTATTTTGTAGTGAAAAATATAATTTACAAATAACTAATCATGATTTTATTACATTTAATACTACTAAGAAATATGATTTAATTGTTGCAAATCCGCCATATGCAAAATTATTAGAAAATGGTAAAAGAGCATCAAAAAATCATAACTTAATTAAGGATTTTATTGAAAAAGCATTATCACAACTAAAACCTAATGGTTATTTATTATTTATTACACCAGATAATTGGATGTCTTATGCTGATAGAAATGTATTAATTGAAATAATTACAACATTACAAATAATACATTTAGATATACATAATGCAAAAAAATATTTCAAAAAAATTGGTTCAAGTTTTACTTGGTATATTATTCAAAATTGCCCTTTCTATAAAAATATTAATGTTTCTGGAATATGGAAGAAAAAAGAATATGTTAGTTCTGTTAAATCAACAAAACGCAAATATATTCCATTATTATATAATGAAATGGTTCAAAATATATTATCAAAAACTATTGATAATATATCTTTACCAAAATTTGAGATTAAAACAAGTAGTGATTTACATAAATATACAAAGGCGAAATTTATTAGTACTGAAAAAACAGAAGAATTTAAATATAAATTAATTCATACACCAAGTCAAACTGTATATTCATCTAGACCTCATAAATTTCAAGAAGGATATAAAATATTTATATCAACAACAGATAAATATCGTGTATTTATTGATAAATGTGGAATGACACAATCAATTGTATTTATAATATGTTCTAATGAAGAACAAGCAAAAAAATATTTACAAATATTACAACACCCATTATATGTATTTATAAATAATATTTGTCGTTGGGGAAATTTTAATAACATAAGAATATTACAAAGTTTTCCTATTCCAAATATTGAATATTCAGGAAATTATGAAGAATTATATAATTATTTTAACATTACTAAACAAGAAATTGAATATATTAACGCTAATCTCTAAATATATTATTCTTTGTAATCCGGATCACTATTGTCACACAATATTGGTTTTTCGTTATAATTATTTTTGTAATCTTGTATAAATGTGCTCTCATATGCATGGTATGTTTGTGTTGTTATTTTCGTTTCTTTACCAAAAATTTCAATAATAATTTCTTTTTTAGGTAATTCATATCCATACATTTGGATTTTACAACCAAGATTCAAGTAAAAGTCAAATGTGTTGTAAATAAAACCATTTGTTTTAGAACAATCGCCTGATTTTCCTCTTTCTTCAATATGATGCCCACAAAGATAAGAATCTACTCTTCCTTTAAGTCCAGTTCTTGTTCCTCCTATTTTAACAATCATACCGTTTATTACAAGTAAATATAACCATTCAGATTTTTTGTTAAACGCTTCTTGTGAAATGTTTGGAACAAATTTAATTACAGTATTCCTTTTTCTTTTTCCTTGGTTTTTTCCAGATGTAAATACTTCATTGTCCAAAACTATGTCCGCGATTGGAATAAAATATTCCTTTCTATTATATTCTTCAAATGGAATTGTTTTATTAATTGGGATTAATTTAATCCATCTTTTGATTGATGAAATATTATACTGTTCATCAATGTTTGCTAATCCTGAAATATCGCTCATCACTCTTTGTGTGTTATATTTATTTCTTTTATTTAATATCATTTTTTTTTTGGCTTTGTTATTTTACTATACATATTGCTTTCATTTGCTTTCATTTTTTAGATTTAAATACTAATTTTTTAGATTTAAAAAAAAATTATTATAAATTTATTCTAAATAAGATAATAAAATATTTATTGCTGGGTCAGTAAATCTATAATTATGTAAAATATAAAATACTGTTTTATAATCATTTGTTGTTATTTTTTTATTATCTAAAATCTTAATAAGTTTTACAACATCATCTTCTGATATTCTGCCATCTCCTTGTCCTTTTATTAATTCGGCAGTTTTTTCAATTAATAAATAGTTATATTTTTTATTAACTATTAATTCTAGCATATCACTATTATTTTGAATTAACTCTTTTCCCTTGCTTGTTAATAAATTACCTTCGTAGTCTACCAATACTAATGATGGTATACCTTGAACACTAAAAAATTCTGATAATTTTTCTGATTTTTCATTATCAAAAGGTAATGATTTCCAAGGCATTTTAGAAAAATAGTCATTGAATTCAGTTTCATCTGAATCTAATGAAATAAATATTACTTCGAAATTTTCAACTTTATCATAAAATTCTATTAATTTTGGTGTAAATTTTCTACAAGGTCCACACCATTTGGCACTAAAATATAATCCAAAATGTTTATTTTTTGTCGTTCCTTTTAACTCATATTTTTTATTTTTATTGTCTATTAGCTCATTTCCTATAATATCGTAGTAACTTGTCATTTTATATATAAATATAATTTTAATTTCTTTATATAATTAAATGAATAAATTAAAAAAAATAAGATTCGAAGTTATTTCACAAAATATTCTTGATAATATTAGAATTCGTGAAATTGAATTTGGTAATTTAAAATTTTATCATAACAATGATAGAACTAATAATATAAATATTACAAGTGATTTAAATTTTGATTTAAATAATGATGGTATTATTACGAATAATACAACCGACTATAATAATATTGTAAACGGTGATTTTAATAATTATCTAATACTTGATAAAAATACTGCTATTTTTGAAAAATTTATTGAATTTGATTTTGATTTAAATTATGATATGCCAAATTTTTTAAATTCATTATCATATACAAAACTTTATTGGAATACACCTTATGATATGTATACTGATGAAAGAATATATCCTTCGCAATATGCAAGACTTAATTATTTTGATAAAATTGATGGTAATTCATCAGATATATATATTATAGAAAACTCGGAATATGATAATGGAATATATGAAATTGCATATTCTACAAGATATAATAGTACTAATCATAGTCCACATTATGTTTTTTCATCACAAAATATAACTTATCATAATGATGCTACTTGGCAAAATAATCAATATGATAATGGTGAATATATAGGGGGTCATTTTTTTAACAATTTAGGTTATTATGGTGATTGGATAACAATTAAGATGCCTGTTAATATAATACCAACAAAAATAAGATTTGTTTCAATTCTTTTTAATAGCAGTCATACAAATAAATTACCTAAAAAATATAGATTATATGGTTATTTTAATTATGCGTGGGAATTGATTATAGATGATTATGTAGATGACGATTATGAATATGAAACATATAATTCAATTCCAAATATTGCATATACTAAAAATATTGAAAATGCTAAAAATTATAATAAATATGCATTAATTGTAAACAAAATTGGTAATACAAATGTTCTAGCAATGTCTAATTTTGAAATATTTGGAAGAGAAGTATTTAAAGAAAATACAAATGTTAGTACAGATCCAATAACTACTCCAATTGTATCAATTAATACTTTAGAT